CCTCAATCCCGAGGACATGCGTAACTACGTTGCACGCAAGGAGAACCTCCTTGCTCACCCCACGATGCACATCGTCAGGACTCAGACGGTGAGTGTCCCCAAGCATACCTATGGGTGGTTCAACTTCGGTTGTGCCGAGCCCAAGTGTGTCGCGTTCGAACAAGAAGTCAAGGTCGACCTAACTCGCTTATTTGGCAACATCTCCATGCCTAACGAGTTCACTGTGGAAGGGATCCGTCGTGCGATTGATATCACACGACAGAAAGTTTTGAGGGATCGCGCAGTGAATGGACTTCCCGAGGAAATGGCTGAGCAACAGATCGCCGGTGTGCCTTTAGCTGGGGCAATCATCCGATCTCTTGTGTCGAAGACCCTGATTGATTATCAGGGTTTTCACAACCCGCTAAGCTTGAAGGCCTGAGTTTAGCGGGCTATTGGTCGGGCCACTACTCCTTGAAAGTGGAGGAACCTAGTAGCGACATGTCAATTAAGGTGCGGAACAAGCCCTTCAATGACCTGCAGTGCGCTGGGTTTTATTCACCGATCCGAGTCGTTGACCCGCTTCTGGGATTTCCCACGCTTGTGCCTTTCGTGCCACACACATCTCATCCAGCTAATCAGATTGTGTGCGCTGTCCATCGCTTCGGAAGAAAAATGCCAAAAACAAACAACAAAACCTCAAAACTCTTTTTAGCTTACGCAAAATCTTTCATACAGAAAACCTGGAAGATGGACAGTGTGCTACGTGATGAAGATGTTCCATCAGTAGCAAAATGGCTCGAAAACGCAAACTACACTGGGTCACGGAAGGAGCAACTCATGAACCTTGCCAAGGATTTGCACCACATGCTCGAGAAGCATGCCAAGGTTGAGTCCTTCGTGAAACAGGAGGGATATTACCCAGAACCAAAGAATGCACGTGGCATCAACTCACCCACGGATGAGAGTAAGACTATTCTCGGAGCGTTGTGCTCAGCCATCGATAAATCGACTTTCAAGGCTGGGTACTTCGTGAAGGGAACGAACCCACGTGATTGGCCCAAGAAGATCCTAGATACACTTGGGATGGAGCCAGTCACTGAGACCGATTTCTCAGCATTCGAGTCACATCATTCGGGAGTATTCAGTGAAGTTATTAACTTCTGGATGCTCCATATGATACGTAACTTGACTAGAATCAAGCCCATGAAAGATCTCATTTCTAGGCTCGTTCTGGGAAGGAACGATATCGTATTCAAGCACATCAAGGTGGAAACAGATTAGCGACTGATGTCAGGAGCTCTCTGGACCAGTTCCAGCAATGGAATACTCAACCTTGTCATAATGTCGTACCTCGCGGCTCGAGCTCAGACCGATTCGATCGATCCTGAAGTGCTCGCCGAGTGGTCATGTACAAGCTTCAAGGGCTTCGTCGAGGGCGACGATGGTCTTTGCTTGGACTACGGCATCACTGATGAGGCAATCGAAGACCTTGGTGTTAACCTTGACATGACCCCACACAAGAACTTCACAGAGGCGAATTTCTGCGGTATTGTGTGTGATTCTGCAGCACTCATTGTGTTGAAGGATCCACTGGCAGCCATTTGTAAAATGATGTTACTGCCACCAAAATACGCGCAGGCCTCCGAAAAGAGACAAATGGCCCTTTTAAGGGCTCGC